TATGCGACCAGTGATCCAAAGACCATTATCGACGCACAAGAGGCGGGGCTTTGCGGTGAGCAGGTAGCGTCGATTGCCTTGGGCTTCGCTGACAATGAATATCTGCAAGCTCGTGAGGACCATGCTGCCAGAGCCGTGCGAGTTTTGGCAGCCCAGACTGCGGCACGCGGGTCTGACAACCCCGCCGCTCGTGGCGTGGACGACTTGTCCGTAGACCCAGTTCACGAAGGGTCATTAGAGCGCGAGGCGGCCGTGGATACCACGTTGAAAGACACCGCCACCAAATCAGTTCGCGGCGAAGGCCGGGCGTCTAAAGAGGAGTAATCATGTACACATACTACGGCACAGTTGATGACGCTAACACGTACTTTGGCCACCGCCTGCATGCTGATGCTTGGTCAGACGCAGACACAGATGACAAGCCAAAGGCTTTGATCGCCGCCGCAGTTATCATTGACGCCCTCAACTTCCGGGGCCAGAAGGCTGCCGTATACGATATTATGTATGATGATGATGGCAGCCTGTTGGATGTCACCGACGAAGAACTCAGAGATGCCGATTGGTCGCAGGACTTAGAGTTTCCGCGAGATTCGGACGAAGATGTTCCAGAGGAGATCGAAATCGCCTGCTGGGAAATCGCCTACGCCCTTTTGGACGGAGTCGATCCTGACCTTGAACTTGAAAATCTTGGAGTGGTCAGCCAAGGAATTGCGTCAGTCAGAACGACGTACAATCGGAATCACACTCAGGTTGAACACCTGATGAACGGGGTTCCCAGTGCCGCAGCGTGGAGGTACCTACGCCCCTTCCTGCGTGACAGCAGCGCAATTAAATTCAGTAGGGTAGACTAACACATGTTAGGAGAGTGAAGATGTCAAAAGACAAATTGTACAACTTGATCTGGACGAAGCCGACCCTGGCCTGCTACGAAGGCAATGATGGTGGCGACGGTGGGGACGGTGGCGACGGTGGTGGAGACGGTGGCGATGGTGGTGGTGGTGGTGGTGGCGACGGTGGAAACCCGCTGGCCGACCGTGCCCAGGCCGCCCAAGCTGCTGCGGATAAAGCAAGTGAAGATGCCGTGCGTGCAGCCGCCGACGCTCGGGTCGCGGCTGATGAAGCGCGACTGAGCGCCGAGAAAAACTTTTCGCAATCGGACCTAAATGCCTTTCTCGCGGAAGATCGTCGCAAGCATCAGGAGAAGTATACTAAACTGGAAGCTAGTATGCAGTCGATGCTGAAAGACACGAATCTGCAAAAAGAGCAACGAGGGAAGATCGAGTCTGAACTCCGGGATTTGCAGGCAACCCACAGAACAGAAGATCAGCAGAGAGATTATGAAGTAAAGCAGGAGCGCGATCGTTTCACCACTGAACTGGAATCCGCCAAGGAACAAGCCACCCAGTGGGAAACCTTGTACAAAAGCTCCGTCGTTGACCGCTCACTCCAGGATGCGGCCATTGCCCAGGATGCGTTCAATCCCGTACAGATTATGGGGCTGCTCCGTCCAAATACTCGTATGCAGGAACAAGTTGACGATCGCGGCGAGCCGCTCGGCTTCTTTTCCCCTGTGATTGATTTCTCCGATGTCAATGAGGCAAGCGGAGAAGCGGAAACCACACTAAGAACCCCCGAACAAGCTGTTCAACGTATGAAGGAGTTGCCCCAACTTTATGGTAACCTCTTCCGCTCAAACGTAGTCAGTGGAATTGGCTCGGGTTCCGCAACCGGCGGCGTAAAGTCGGGAGAAGGCCGTATTGACCCTACGAAGTTATCTGCTGAGCAGTATCGTAAGGTTCGCAAGGAAAACCCAGAAGCCTTGGGCCTAAAGCGTCGAGACGTGTAAAGAACGGGGGTCACGTCAATATCCAATGTAGGGTATTGAAATGTTGTCACCGCCCAGTAAGGGCAAAGTAAACAAACAGGAGAAAGCAATGAATATGCTTTATAGTAAGCCTGTCATGGCTTGTTACGCAAATGACAATGACGCTTTAATTCCGGAATTGTGGGCCCAGGAAGGCCTTGCGATCCTTGAGGAAAACATGGTTGAATAGTCACGACCCCTTTAGCAGTAATGCTAATTGAATAACGCAGCCAAATGCTGGAAACCCTCGATAAGCAAAAGGTACGAAGATGAAGTGTCGCAGATGTGGACAGGAAAAGGACTTGAAGCATTTCTACAAGAATAGTAGAAACAAGTCTGGCTTTGAACACATTTGCAAGCCATGTAAAAGTATAGAAATCAACGCCAGAAGATATGGAATATCGGAAGGCTTCTTAGGGTATCTATACTCACATGAACAATGTATGTGTTGTAGTGAACAGTTTGCAAGTAGTAAGCAACGACATATTCACCACACGGTGCAAGGCGTTCAAGGTTTAATTTGTATCCACTGTAATCATATAATTGGTCAAGAGACTGAGAATGATCTACGAAGAATTGAACAAACTTTGGCATACATGAAATCATCCCGTGAAAATCTTTTTGACAGAGACAATCAGCAGGAAAGGCTTCTCAAACTTGGAAAGGTTTCCAAGTTTGTTGAAGAATCCCCAGAGACTATACGCTGCGAGTCCCAAATGTGCTCTCAATGCAAAAGAATTTTGACGAAAGAATCTTTTGCCACTCGTTTAGAGTCTAACAATCCGCGCAAAGTGTGTTGGGATTGTCAAAGGAGTAACGTCAGGTTATCGCAGTCAAAACAAGCTACAAAAGCAAGGAATGAAGCCGCGCACTGTGCTTGTTGTGATTGTGAACTGATAGGCAAGAAATGTGTTCATCATGTGGGCAACACTGTAATCGGTGTTGTTTGCCGTAAATGTAACCAACTTCTTGGCGATGAATCAGAGCAACGCAAGATGCGATTGTTAGCCTGCAAACTGTGGATTGAAGATTCACAGTGGGATTATGATAGAGTCCGGTCTGCATGGAGACATGCAGAGGTAGGCAGAAATGACCTACCCCATGAAACGGTGGCATGGTAACAAAACGATGGCTCGTCTCGTCCACCGGGACTTTAGTAACGAAGTCGCCCAGTTTGGCGATGTTGTGAACACACGTCGGCCCGGGTCTTTCACAGCCCAACGTAAGACCGACGCGGATAGCGTCACCAATCAGGACGCCACCTCGACCAACGTGCAGGTTCCTTTGGATCAGCATGTCTATGTGTCCTTCACCATTAAGGACGGTGAGGCTAGTAAGTCCTTCCAGGACTTGGTCGAAATGTACCTGACGCCTGCCGCGCAGGAAATCGCTAGCTCCGTCGACCGCATCCTTTGTGGTCAGGTGCATGAGTTCCTTGCCAACAACGTTGGCGAACTGATGACGATGAATGGCACGCTGGCGAAGACCTACCTGTTGGCCGCGCGTGAGAAGATGAACCTGAACAAGGCCTATCCCACTGGTCGTAATATGGTTCTTTCGGCCTCCTCGGAATCCGATCTTCTGGAGACAGAACTGTTCACCGCTGCAAATCAGCGCGGTGATGACGGTACTGCTCTGAGGGAAGCCAGCCTGGGTCGTGTCTTTGGTTTTGACACCTACATGGATCAGAACATTCCGAGTCTCATCCTTGGTAACACGGACAACGCTCCTGGCGTTCTCACTGCCACTGAGCCCCTTGGCGAAACCACCATTGCCGTAACCATTTTGGACTACGTGGTCGAGGATGGCGAGTATGTTTGGCTCGAAGGTGAAGGAAAGCCGCACGTCGTGTCTAGTGCTACAGACGACGGTACCAACACGAGTGCTGTTGTGCTGGTCGCCGGGCTAGAATCCGCCGCCCTTGACACTGAGCAGATCATCGTTTGGAAGAAGTGCGACGTTGATGGTACCCTGGCCGCCGGGTACACAAAGGGCATCGCCCTTGACCTCTCGGATGCCGTGATGACAGAACCGCCGCAGGTTGGCCAACTGTTGGCGTTCGGTACTGGTGCCAACCGGCATGTGTACACGATCATCAGTATTGCCGTTGATCCTTCGGACGCGACTCATCACCTGGCGTTGCTGGATCGTCCGCTGGAGATTGGCTTGACGGACGACGACGCGGCTTATCCCGGCCCGTCTGGTTCGTTCAACTTCGCGTTCCATCGCAATGCCCTTGCGCTCGTTACACGTCCGCTGGCTCTTCCTAACACCTCTCTCGGTGTCCGGTCGGCCGTTGGTTCGTACAACGACGTGGCCATGCGGATTTCGATGCAGTATGACATTAGTGCCCAGGGCACAATTGTCACGGCTGACCTGCTCTGCGGAGTGGCGACGTTGGATACCAACCTCGGTTGCATCATGCTTGGCTAAACCCCTTACCACCGGGCGGGCGAAAGCTCGCCCGCCCGGTTTCTTTTGTTTGAGAGGGGCTTAGCATGGAAATACTTTTCGCAGCAGTTGGTCCAAGTATGTTTTCAGAATTACTTACCAGCTTCGGACCTCTTGCAGGTATCGTACTATTTTTCATCTGGCGCGATTGGAAACGAGAAGACGCGCTTTCCTCTAGAGTTGCAAAACTCGAAGACTATCAGAGAGACACCTTGGTCAACTTGGTCGAGAGGTCTATAACAGCTTTGGCCCAAAACGCAGAATGTCTTAGTTGGGTCGCGCGCGTAGTGGAGCGGCTTTGTAACCGCTGCCCTTACCTTGAAGCGAGTGACGCACCTGAAGGAGTCAAAGATGCTGAGCGGCGTGAATAGAAGTATGAACCGCTTTATTCGGAGAACTCTGTACAGCCTCAAGAGGCAGTACGGCGGTCGGGTCGATGTGTACCAGCTTGGAAGCACCGCCACGGACTACGAGACTGGTGACAAGACATTCGTCCGATCAAAGACTACGGTGTCTAGATGTATTGTGCTCCCAGTTAAAATCCAACGTGAGGCTGTCCAGTCAATCTCCGTAATATCAGCAAACAAATCATTCGTCTATGGTGGGACGTTTGATGCCGGAACACGGATGTTTATCATTGATGCTCGCGATTTACCGGCTGACTATGAAATCGTAAATGACGATTGGCTGGTCTACAATGATCGTCGTTACGACATCAAAGACATCACGGAATTCGAGCAACACACAGGATGGATTATCACAGGACGTGAAGTCAGAGGCGTTCGACCAGAGCAGATTTTTATGGCTAGCTTAGAGAGTGCCATAGCTCTCACACAGACGGCGGAGGTTGTATAATGGATGCTAATCTACCCCGCTGGATAATGGCGTCAATTGCCGTCTACTTTAAGCCGGTTGCCACCAGCCTAGGTCTCGCATACTTCGTAGACGGCGTCGATGAGCGCGAAGCCGGTACGATGCGTGTAGAGCATTCAGAAGTGCGTGTCAATGGTCCCTTCATCCGGGAGATCAGTAAGAACTATTGGCGTGTTCATGTTGATGTTAATGTCATGCTAACAGACTATATGCAAATGTCGTCTGAGAGTGCGTATGATATTAACCAATGGGGCGGCGCATTTCTTGCCGCAATGATGGACCCTATTCCAATATACCGTTTTGGAAGTGGGGCAGATGACGATGATTCGCTGATCGGGTGCTTGACTCCACGGTCAAAGTTTGCTGAGCCAGCGAGGCTAATCCATTTTGGCCAAGTCGATGTAAAAGATCGAGTCCGACAGGCTGTGGTGGATGGACGTTTTGAAATGTACCTCATACTGTAACCGTTGAGGCACTGAGGGATTTTTGTACCCCACTATTTAACAACGAAGGAGGCTAGCAATGGCCAGAATAGAACTTCGCAATGCTACGATCCTCATTAAAGATGGACTCAGTGGCTCTGCAATACTTGAAGAGGCTACCCCAGGCGCAACTGACACCGATGGTGAAATTAACACCACAGTTTTGAATACCGACGACACTGATTTGGTGCCGATCGGCGCCCGGTTCACAGTGAATACGGTCGGCAACACAGAAATCTACACGGTAACAGCTAGGACCGGCACTAACGAGATTCAAACTGTGAATATTGATGACGCCTCCTCAGGCGGAAATTTCACACTAACGTTTGAAGCCCTCACAACAGGAATTATCCAGTGGGATGCAGCCGCTGCTGCTGTTGAGACTGCGTTGGAAGGGCTGGCTTCAATTGGTGTTAACAATGTGTCTGTCAGTGGGGGTGCCGGACCTGCTACAGACTGGATTGTAGAATTTGTCGGCACCGAAAAAGGCCAGAGTCAAACGGCGATGACAGGGGACGGTGCCAACCTCACGGGCGGGACTACAATTGTTGATGTCGTAGAAGCACAGGCGGGGGACGTTAATAAAACGGCCAACATCGAGTTTACCCCCGCGTGGGGTGCTAACACGCCGACCGTTACTGACGTGATTACATTCCAGGCTCAGGAACTAGAGGTAACCATTGGTGAGGGTAATCTTACCTGGACGGAAGCCAAGGAATATGAGTACCTGCTGGATCGCGGTGATCTCGACTCAGTAAAAGAAGGTGACGAGCAGCCGCTTGATCTCTCTCTTGAGGTTGTGTATGAATATGTTACCCAGGGCACAGATGAAGCAGTCACGCCAGTAGATGCCTTGAAAGGCTCTGGTGGGGCTGCTGCGTGGGTGTCTAGTGCGGCCGACGTGTGTGAACCGTATGCAGTTGACATGGTGGTCCGCCACTGTGTTCCGTGTGGTACGGATGAGGATGAAGAACTCACATTCCCGGACTTCCGATATGAGAGTTTGGAGTATGACCTGAGTGAGGCGACGATTTCTGTCTCTGGTCGATGTAACGTGAGCGAGGCAACTGCACTTAGAAGTAATAACGCCGAGTGCTAA